TATCACCAGTAGTTGGGTGTGCTATGAAATCAAGGTCCAAATCTGTATAGTCTGGTTGTCTGTTGACAAAGTTTTTTGTATGAACCATTTCTTTTATTTATCCTTAACTGGTGGTGCCGTCCATATTTTGATTGAGATAATCAACATCAGCTTCTTCACCTGGGGCAGGAACACTAGGATGAATGACCGATGCATTTTCTGCTGAACCTGCTGACTCTGCTCCAGAAGCACCAGAATCCCAAGGTGGAGTAACTTTAGGACTTGTTTCTCCTTTTACATGTACAGTACTTGATGTTGCTTGTATTTGAACTGCACCAGCTTTTATATGCGCTCCAGAACTACCTTCAATCTTTACAGTGCTTCCTTTTACATCAACACCGCTAGATGCTTCTAAGGCAATGCCATCTGCCGATTTTATTGATGTTTTACCTTCAGACTGTATCATTGCTTTACCTTTATCGGCCTTTAGAGCCACATTTCCTTTTTTGCCGCGCAAGACAGCACCTTCTTCTGCTTGCAACTGCAATCCTTTACCAGCATGTATTTGTACACCGCCTTGTGAAGTTGATGAACTACTACCTTCAATCTTTTCAGTTTTACTTTTTGCTTGTACATCAATAGCACCACGAATAGTCTGGTTGAAGTTTTTAGCAGTCAAGTTGAAATCACCATCCACATTCATATTTGTTTTACCTTTTATATTGACATTATAATCTCCTTGTACTTTCATACTAGCAGCACCTTCAACTGTAACATCATATGCACCAGTAATCCTGACACGATTTTCACCAAAAATAAATGTATATTGACCATTATGTGAAACAAAATGTACAGCACCATCTGGCATGAACTGAATCATAGAACCACCACGGTGTTGTAGTGTTATATGTTCACCACCTTTACTATCATCCATTGTGAACACATGACCACCTCTTGTTCTATGTGACCAATAGTTGGGGTATGCACCAGCTTTCTTATCTTTACGCGCATCTTTAGGTCCATCATATTTTTGTGGTGTATCTTTAGCTGGATTATTTGTTGTTGGTGTTTGATTTCCTTCTGACATTATATCTCCTTATCATCCTGTACAACCATCACCGCCTTTCCAACATACGATCTTGCGAATAGGTTGTAAAAATTGTTTCTCTATATTATTTAGATTTAGTGTTTTAGATAATGTTATAGCAGTTTTTTCTGCTTCTGGACCCATTCTCTTGAACATATCAAACATTGTTTCTGAAGATTTACCAAATAAGTTCTTACCATCAACAGCAGAAGCAAAAGAAGTAGCAGATGACATAAGACTTAGAAACGATTGAATCGCTTTTTCTGTTTCATCTGGTCTGTTTTCACTTACTTCACCGCTACTACTAATCTTATATTTTGTATTACCATGTGGTGTTTCCACTTCTATTTCAGTATCACCAAGTTCATCTAATCCATGTAAGTCAGTATCATAAAATAACCTTTCAATACATTGTAATAAATCTTCTATGGTTGTACATTGTGATAGTAGTTCAATAGCATTTGCTAGAAATACTGCTTCATTTACTCTTTCACCATTAGCAACAGAACCGCCTGTTTCAGATGTTTCAGCATCTTGTGACAAGGCCGTAATACTATTTAGTGCATCTACCACATCCTTGGGCATATTTTTTGTTATTTGCTTCTTAGAGTTATCATTATTCATAAGATTTGTTAGCATTGAAGCAATGGACATAATACTTGAAGGTAGATTTGATAACATAGCAGCAGTTGGAATATTACCAAAATGCTGTTTTGCTGTTGGTATTTGTTTGATTTGAGGCAGCTTGATACCAGCAATTGTTGGCATCGCGGCGTGTGTTGGGATACCTTTTACAAGGTTGTGCTTCCACATACCTTTTTCATCAATTTTTCTTATCTTTGCGCCGTCTCTTGTTGTTTCCTTAAAATTTGGTGGTTGTGGTCGCCCATCTTCTTTAGACATAAGTTCCATAAATGCTTTCGTTAATAGGTTCATATCACCTTCGGCCGATTCACCAAGAAATCTCTCATTATAACCAAAACCAATAACACATTCGTTCGAACCTGTAGTATGATATGCAGATACCATTGTTCCATAATCAATTTGACCAGGAAATGTACATTGATCTCCGCCTGTTGCTGGGATTGCTTTTGTGCTTAAAGCAATATGATTTAGCGGTACACCATCCGGATAGTTATGTTTACCAATCAAAACAATTTGACAATGACCACTTTCTGTGTTGTCCTTTATTTCATCAGTCAAACCACCTCTACCAGCACAAATTCCTTGAGTTAGGTTTGGACCTTTGGGATATTCATTAGGATAACTAGGCATTTTTATACTTCTCCTCCTTGACCAACTGTTTCTGATACACAGTCTAATGTAATAGTAGAATAACCACCAACCTTGATGTTATGAATAAGTGAAACAATCAAATACTTACCAGAACCATAGTTCAATAGAGAACCACTTTGATCTTCAGTATTGATTAGTTTTATTTCTAATGTCTTGCCTACATTGTATATTGGATTCCATGGAACTACAAGGCGTAATGCAATCTTATCTTTTTCGAGCAATGTCATACGCGCCTGTCTCTTTTGTAGATATGTTGAAACAAAGTCTGGACACATATTTCTATTAGCCGCAGACTGTTGATTTGATTGTGCAATCTTATACACACCACCACCGATACCACAACCAACATCTTGATTACCAAACATATTGAATGATTTCGTGGCTGGATCAAAAGTAGCAAGCGAATTGATATCCGATCCTTGTTGATTTACACCATTCAAAACATCGGATAATAGATCAAAATCACAAGGAAAAACATAGTTCATAATAGAGTTAGGTATACTATAAGAAGAACCAGTATAGTTGAAGTATAGTGTAATAATAGGTGCTTGCTGTGATAGTTTTTTTAGTGACTTGAAATGGTGTGTTCCTTTGTTTTCATATGTCATATAATGAACAAATGAAGGATCATTACCAGATGCTAATGCTGCGTTTGCTTGTTGCGTCACAACTTGAAATGGATGAATGTTTTCCGCAATATAATCTCTTGCTGGATCAGAATTTTCTTTTTCAAAGTTCTTTACACCAGCGCAATGACGTAATACATACTCGGTTACAGATGTTGGTGTTTCACATTTCCAAGACTTGCTAACAAGATTGGCAGCATCATTTAGTAAAGATTGATCGCAAGCATGGAAGACCAAATCTTCAATAACACGATTATGCATCTTTCTATTATCAATACCATCTGCTGCTGTTGCTGATCGTCCACCTAAACGATATGTTGTTTGTTCAACCTCAAGTTCCGTTGGATAACCAAACTTTTCTAATATAGGTCGTTTTATCTTGATATTGACTAGTTGTCCCTTTAGAATATCCCACCATTTGATTGGTATATTATGAACATAACTTTGGGCACGTATTGATGTTTGTAGCCCTGGTGTCAATAGACTTTCCGCTAACAGAACCTCGCGCAATGAAAAGTCTCTAAACAATGTTGGATCATGATCACCCAGAAAGGTAACTTCTAAACTTGTTCCTATTTCTTGTGATGGATCATTGCCTGTATCAAACGAGGCGATCATTCCTGCTTCATCCATTATTATGGTAACCTTCTCAAGCGCGGATTTCTACTGTTATTAGTCAATTGTTCAAACTCTGTTTTTATTTGTGGTAAGTATTCTGATTTGATGATTTTGATTTCTCTCTTATTTTCGTTTTTTTCAAGTTCATAATCATAGTTTGTAACGGAGTTGCGATATATTGTTTCAACAACCGTTTTACCACCAACATTATAAGTTGATACTGATTGTGTTTCAGCCAGACTCAAATAGTAGTCATATGGTTCTGTTGGGAATAATATGACAGAAATGGTGCCATTTGCGCCGCTATTATCACCTATCAAAGGATTATAAAGTGAAATACTCCCCAATGTATTAGCAAGTTGTATGAAGTTATTGGTATTTGACCAAGATACAACATTGGCAGAGAATGAGGCTTCAGCAAGACTATCACCAATATAAACTGCTTCCCCTTCAGTAAAATCACCAGAAACAGGTGATAATGTCAAATAACTATCAGTCATTGTATTATAGTTTATTTCATAACGATATTGTGTTGTGGTGCCTGATAAACTTTCTTCTCGTTCTATCACCATTTCATAATGATGTATGGTTGTTTTGGCGTTTGCTAAAGACCCATACTTACCAACTATAAACTTATCAAATGATCTTGTATCAAGCGGCCAGTCATATTGAGGATCAATAATACCATTAGCATATGTAATAATCCAATACAGTTCTGGGTCATTATATGCTTGTTCTGCCAGTATTTCTGGTGTTTCACCGTCTTTGATTGTATAGACCATATACGATGGAAAGTTGGATAATACATTTTGTAATATATTGAATCTGAAAAAGATGTTTGTTATCAGATTATAGTTTCGGTATTGATTCCGATTTATATCATACATAACTTTAGGGAAAAAGTCTAAAAAACCTGGCATATATTAGAATCCTTGTGCCACTCGTAGTCGATTTGGAATTTCAACTTCGGCAAATCCGAGTGAAAGACGAACCATTACAGGCGCGCCGTCATAAAATGTGGAAAAAGAACCTTGTGGACTATAATCTGCTTCAACACGTTTCAATATACAAGTATTTATTCTCGGTATATTTAGGTTCTCATAGCCACGGTTGTAAAACTGAATATCAAACTCTGCTGGCGGAATCCAAGTAAAACCTTTTGTTCTATCATCATATTCAGGAAGAGAAAAAAATCTCAAATATGATATGATTTTCTTTATTATTTCTGATTCTTTTTCATTTCTTGGTGCCATCAAAAATTCAAACAGATATTGCTTTGATCGTGTTGTACTGTATAGAACTTCAACTCTTGGATTGATAGGATAACCTGCAATTTGAGCAGCAGTCCCCAAATATTCTTGTGCTGTACCAAGAACAGAACTTCCTATCATAGCAGATAATCCTTTTGTTAGATAAGATAAGGCACCACCAATAGCAGCACCAACAACTTTACCTGCGATAGGAGTGAGAGATATTTCATCATAATCATTCTCATGTACATGTTGTAATGCTGTTGGCATAAAAATCGCAATTGAACTTTTTATGCGTCTTGTATATCTGGGAATAGCTAATGCACCACCTTGTGCACCTGTTCCTAATGTAGGATTTCCAACAACTGCTCCTCCATTCATTGTTATTGGAGCACCACCATTAGCACCAAAACGCAATATATCAACAGTAGAAAAATCATTTGGTAGCTTTTCACTTTCATTTATTAGATTTCCTCTTATTTGACCTGTATAGTTATCAACTGGAACATTGATATTGATAATCATATAATGTCCCATATCTTCACTAGCCAAATCGGACGGAAATGAAAGATTTTCAAAATTATATTTTGATTGAAGGAAAAGATTTTTATCCTCTGCTACTTTTTTACTATAGTCACCCAAACCTTTAGAACCAACGTCCTTGATTATAGCTCTGAATCCTCCTGCCATTTCTTATTTTCCTTTGATTTTTGATGTATAAATATATTTATAATGAGAAAATCATATAAAGGCTTCTTTTTACCTAAAAACCCACGTAAATATTTAGGTGACCCCAGGAACATTGTTTACAGAAGTCTCTGGGAGCGAAAGGTCATGGTATATTTAGATGAAAATCCTAACGTACTCCAATGGGCATCTGAAGAAATAGCAATACCATATTATGACCCAGTACAGCAGAAAAAACGACGTTATTTTCCTGATTTTATTGTCACCACAAGAGGTTTAGATGGTAAGATAAAGAAAATGATGCTTGAAATAAAGCCCAAAAAAGAGACCGAAGAACCCAAGGTTCAAAGCAGAAAGACTAAAAGATATATCACCGAAGTCACAACCTGGGCAACAAATCAAGCAAAATGGAAAGCGGCTCAAGAATATTGTATAAATAATGATATGGTATTCAAGTTGATAACAGAAGATCATCTAAAATACACAGGCACGAAAGAGAAATAATGGCTATTGATAAGACAAGGGAATCAATCAACTGGTTTTCTGATAAAATAAAAACGGCCACTGGATTGCGTCGCAGTATTGTAGCAACACACCAAAGAGGCCGTGAAAATACAGTTATAGGTAAGATGTATTTTTTCGTTTATGATCCTAAATGGAAAGATATTCTACCTGTTTATGATAAGTTTCCTCTTGTGTTTCCGATTGAACGTTATCCAGATGGTTTTCTGGGTCTGAATCTACATTACCTAAATACAAATGAGCGTTCTGTTTTTCTAAATAAGTTGAAGGATTTCAGGACAAATAACAGGTTTGATGAAAATACCAGATTGCGCTTATCATATGATCTAATATCAAGCACAAGAAGGTTAGCATCATCAGCCAGACCTTGTATCAAGCGATATCTGTTTGGTCAAGTTCGCAGTCAGTTTATAGAGGTTGTTATCGGTGAATGGGATCAAGCTATAATATTACCAACAGAAAACTTCGTATACAAAGGGTAACAATGGTATTAGAATCAGCAGTTGTATTGACAGTTATTGCTTTTGTTATATTACTATTAGTAGCTTTCGAATAGGACAAAAATGGCAACCTACACATTAGAAAACAAAGAAAATTTTGGTCTTACTAACTTTCGTAGTATTATCGATAAATATGGTGGTCCTCTCAAGGCCTGCCGATATATTGTTATTATCAATAAAAGTCCATCAATGCAAGGTGGTACTCGTGGTCAAATGTTTAATAAGATACCAGCAAGCGAAGCTAGTGACTATAACACAGACTTGACTTATCTTTGTGAAGCAACAGAGTTTCCTGGAAGAAACTTTGAAATGATTGATCTTAGATATTATGGACCACGTCATAAGTTACCGGTAAATCCACAATACGATGATATCAACATGACATTCATTTGTCGTTCAAAGTCATATGAAAGACAGTTTTTTGATGATTGGTTAGAACAAATCAATCCTAACTCAACATTTGATTTCAACTATCGTGATAGTTATTGTACAGATATAGAACTGTATCAACTTAGTGATTTGAATACAAATACCAACAAGTCAGATAAAAAAGCTATTGCTGAAACTTCTTATGATTTCAAACTGCTTAGAGCATATCCTACGGTTGTCAATCCACAGCCAGTATCATGGGCAGAAGATAACTTTCAAAGATTGACTGTTACATTTACATATTATAAATGGACACGAAAAATAGATCGCGCATCATCAACTAATAACTTAGCAATCAATGATGCTCCGTCATCGGTATTCAATATTACTTAATGTACTGAAAAAAAGGAGATATTATGTTACCTGATATATCATATCCCACTTATGAAATGAAGATTCCATCTAGTGGTAAAGAAATAACTGTAAGACCGTTTTTAGTAAAAGAAGAAAAACTATTATTGATGGCAGCAAAATCTAATGATGTTGTTGATATCATCAACGCAACCAAACAAGTTGTTGCAAACTGTATATTAAATGATGATGTGAACATTGACACATTACCATTCTTTGATGTGGACTATTTGTTTATTGCTTTACGAGCAAAATCAATCGGTGAATCCATTGATGTAAACTTTACATGTAAGAATGTAACTGGTGAAGATGGTGCAGTTTGTAACAACGTTTTCAAGAGTAATATTGATGTGGCAAATGTTGCTTTAGTAAAAAATCCTGAAGTGGTTGATCTTATTGATATCGGTAATAAGAAAATAAGAATGACATATCCTCCTTATTCTGTTATGAAAAGATTGACCAATGATGAAGATAATGCCATTGAAGATCGTATTACTTTGATTGCCAACTGTATTAGTCAGATTGTTGATGGAAATAATGTCTATTCAGCCAAGAAAGATTTTACTATTCAAGAAGCAAAAGACTTTGTTGAAAAAATGACAGAAGCACAGTTCAAGAAACTGGAAGTTTATATTGATAACTTTCCACATTTCTATGTGAAGGCTGAGGGGACATGTAGTAAGTGTGGTTTTCATCACCATATAGCATATGATGATTTTGAAAGTTTT